TTACCCTTCGTTTACCCTGCCCACCAATTTCGCCACCACGGGCGCGAGCGTCCTGGCCTTGGCCTCCGGCGTGATATGGGCGTAGTGCACAGTCATTTCGCTGGTGGTATGGCCGGTCACGGATTGAATGAGCTCGGGTGAGACGTTGTCTTCGAGCAGCCAGGTGTTCAGCGTCCTCCTCCAGTCGTGAGAGTTGATGGGCTTGACGCCCGCTTTCTTTGCTGCGCTACGCAGCGCGTTTCGATACCCTGTCCTGCACAGGTAGCCCCCATAGGCTGCCTTCTCCGGGTCGGTGACTCGAGCCGGAAAAAGGATGCCCGAGGCGAGCCCTGGGTGTTCGTTTGCCAACAGGTGTTGGCGATGCCACGCATAGGCTTCCTCGAGGATGGGCAGGAGCGGAAACGTCATCCTCTTGCCTGTCTTCGAGGTCGCGTAGCGACGGCCTTCGTTCTGGCTGTGGCTCAAGTCGATCAACCCTCCATCATAATCGATGTCCTCGACGTGCAGCGCGCTCGCGGTGCCAAACCTCGACGCCGTGATGAGCTGCGTGAGCGCCAGCGCCCAGTAATGCCCGTGGTGCTCCTTGAGCGCGTCGAGCACCGAGGTCACCTCCTCGGGGGTGAGCGCACGGCCGCGCTTGTCTCCCTCGGTGGGCAAGTTCTCGAGATCCTCGGCCGGTGATTGCCCGAGCTTCGCGCGCTTGTAGGCGTGGCGAAGGTAGAGCCGCGTGACCTTGATCCACTGGTTGATCGACGCGATGGAGTAGGGCTCCCCTTGCGGTTCGCGCTTCTCTTCCTTGGCGAGCGCGACCTCGGCGGCTGTGGGCTCCTTCCTCTTGTCGAGCCAGGTGTCCACGGCTTCTTCGAGATCCTCGGTTGTGATGGCCTCGAGCATCCAGTCTCCGATCACCGGGTTGATGTGATCGTCGAGCGCGAAGGCGTCCCGCTCGAGCGTCGCAGCTCGCAGCGGCTTCTTACGCCTCCCCCGTCCTCTCGTCGCTCTCGCGGTCAGAAAGGAGTCGGTGAAGTCTCTGACGCGCTCGCCCTTGGGTCTGTGTTTTCCTCTCCTTCGGCACTGCACCCTTGCTTCGTCGCGATGCGCTCGCGCCTCCGCCTCGGTGCAGTACAACGTTTTGTGGTAGATGTCCTGCTCCCCCGTCAGAGGGTCGCGGTACTTGAACCTGATCAGGTACTTCTTGCCTGGAATCAGGGGCTTGATGTTGGTCATGTCCGACATTGCTGTCTTCTCCTGACCCGTCGTCTTCCTGGAGCCCGAGGATACGACGGACCTCTGCTGGCGAAAAGCGTGGTGACGCGCCGACGCTGTTCAGCGCTCTGATTTTGCCGATGCTCTTCCAGTTTTCGAGCGTCGAGCGGCAGTGTCCGGTGAGCAGCGCCACGTCGTCATAGGAGAGCGCGAGCCCTGCGTTGTAGCGCGCGAGTGCCATCTCGAAGCTGTTCATCGCTCATCCTCCTTCCAAAGATCCCCTCTCGCGTATTCGGCGCCACACTCGAAGCACGCGAAGCCTTCGAGCACTTGAGCGACGAGGCCGCCGCACCCCTCGACGCGGCACAATCGACGCGGCAGCATTTCCTTTCCTTCGAGCTCCCCTCGCGGTGTCGTCGGGTCGCCTTCCTCGTAAAGCCGCAGCGCGACGCACGCGACCTGGAGGGCCTCTTCTCGCCAACCGACGTTCCCCTCGAGCAGGTCTTTCGACAACTCGCCGACCTCCTCGACGAGCGCGAGGAAGAGGTGTCTATTGCTCGGGAACTTGCCGCGAGCGCGCTCGATCTCGAGGGTGAGCGCTTCGATGGTCTCTTGCTTCGGTGTTGTCATTCGTCTCCCTTCCTTGTATCGACCGTGCCGTCCATCTCGATGGCGGTTCGTGGTTTCCTTGCTTGTGTAGCCATGCCGTAGGTCATCCAGGTGCCCTTCGAGTCGCTGCGAGGCATGGCGATCAGCCAGACGACATCATCGACGATGCGCTGATTGCGGACCTTCGGTGCCGACGGTTCGCTGAGTTCTTCGGCGCCCGTGCGGGCCCGCCAGCGCTCGATGTTGCCGGGGTGGCACGCGGTCTTGAATCCGTGCTGTCTCGCGAGCGCGTCGGCCTGGGCGTCGACGCCCTTGCAGTCGCCGTGAATGACCGTGATGGATTCCCACTCGCCAGCGTCGAGACGCTTCGCCAACTTTGCGAAGCATTCGCCGAGGCAGTGGCGCTGGGCATCGGTCATGCCATGGCGGCTTCCTGTGATACCGATCTTCACACCATCACCTCATCGCGGCGACAATGCGGACGCCAAGGATTCGCTGCTGGACCTCATCGACGAGATCCATCCTGGGCCTCCCAAAGGGCCGCTTGAGGATCAGCGGTTGGTTAAAGCCTTCGGTCTCGAAGAGGTCGAGTTGTTCGGTTTCGTGCTCGTGCACCTCGAACAAGATGGTCTTGGGCGAGCTGCTCTTGATGGAGATGGTCTCGTCTCCATCTCGCCACGAACAACCCACCTTCGAGGCCCATGTGCCCCAGTGAATGAAGCGGTCGAGGTAAAGCTCTCTACCTTCCCTCGCTGCGACCTGGCGGTAGTATATGGCCTCCCTGTTGGGGATAGCCTCGACACCGGCCAGGAACGCCTCGAAGTATTGGCACCTCGGATCAAACGCCCCTCTTGCCTCTTCCTTCCAATGCTCGTCGAGCCATGCTGCCTCAAGCTCTTCGATGGAGTGTTCGTGCGGGCCCCCGAGAACTGCGGGGCCAAGCTGGCCGAAGATCCATGTCTTGAATCGTTCGATCTTCATGGCGACACCTCCTCGAGCACAGCCTCGCCGCTATCCTCTCCGTCGACCCACACCGGCTCGCCACCCATCAGCAAGATCCCGGCCTGGCTCGCCTCGAGCGTCCGCCAGATCGTCCGGGCGATGGCTTCGGCGGTGGCAGGTGGGACCGCGTTGCCGATGCGTTTGCGCCAACGCGCCTTGCTTCCGCCCGCGAGCTGAAGCCACTCACCGTCGATTTGGGTCGGGAGTCCCTGGAGCGCGGCGAGCTCGAGCGTGGTCAGTGGCCTGTGCCACGTCCCATCGAGCGCGCGGATCACGAGCCGCTCGGCGCTGGTTGCTTCGAGTGATCGGCGGATCTTCTGGATTGCTTCTTTCATCGGTCCTCCTCCTCGCCCCATTCCTTCAGGAGTTGCTCTCGTCGCCTGTAGTGCCCCTCCGCCTTTTCGAGATCCCAGCAGCGCGCTTCGACCTCCGCAAAGTCGTCCGTCGCTCGGGTGGCGTAGGCGTTGGCGAGTTCGAGCTCCAGGTCGGCGAGCTGCTCGATGCGTTGATCGATCGTGGCGACGGGCCTGCCTTCGAGTCTCTTGATTCGGTCGATGGCGTTTTGGGCGAGTGCTGAGAGCGGGATCGCAGCGCGCTGGGCCTCGGGATCAACCAGCATTCTGAGCAGGTCGACTGCCCTTTCAAGGTCATGGCCGTTGGTGTTTCTGAGGCAAGTGATCTTGGCCAGCAAGCGTTGCTGCTCGGCTTTCTGCTCTTCGATCTCCTTCTCGAGCCTGTAAATCTCGTCTTCGTGTTCGGCCTCGATTCCCATGAGGCGATCGATCTCGTAGTGAGCGTTGTCGTACTTCGTCGAAAAGTCGTCGCGCTCCTTCGCGAGTTTCTCGATTTGCTCGTCGCGCTCACTGGCCTTGCACATCAGTTCGCCGATCGCGCCCTGGTAGCCTTGCTCTTGCTTCTTCTCGTAAGCGAGTTTCTCCTCGAGTTCTTTGATTCGCTCGTCGCGCTCGAAGATCTGGCCTTGCAGGTCGCTCATCGAAACCTTGCAGCGCTCGACCTTCTCCTCTGCCAACCTGGCGCGCTTCTGAGCGGCCTCGCGTTCGCTCGCCGGCTCGCCATAGTGCCACTTCTGCCCGTGTGACCTGAGTGCATACAGCGCCATCCCGCCAGCCCTGGCCAGCGCTTCTTGGGTCGCGCCAGGATCGTTATCCGCGTCAGCTTCCTTCGCGCTATTCAGGTGGCTTTCGACGAAACCGGCCAACTCCGTGATGGTGTGTTTGCCGCTGCACCCATCGCAGTCTTCTTCGACGGCAGCCTCGTACTCTGCTCGGATCTTGTCTTCAAAGTTCATCGCTTCACCTCTTGTCGATCGTCTCGTTTCCACCAGTCCGCTACCCACACCAGCGCGTCTCTCAGCGCTCCTCGCGCTCGCCACGCCAGCGGCAACTTCTGGCGCCGTCGCTGTCGCTCCAGGTCGGCGTTGACCGATGCGATCAGCGCGTCATCGCGCCGGCGGTTGTGTTTCAGGTCTTGGCGCTCGCCCCTCATGAGGTCGCGAGCGTCCTGCTCGTATCCATGGAGGATCGTGCTCATGACTGGCCTCTCAGCGTCTTGAGGGTGTGGTAGATGGCTTGCGGTTTCTGCTCCCGGTACGCCTTCACCAGCCCATCCCAGGAGTCGAGGATCGGTCCCCAATCGGGCACCTTTTCAGCGAGTTGATCCCTCACGCCTGCAAGTTGCTCTCGGGTCCATCCGCATGACTCGACCATCCTCACGCAGCGACCAAAATCACCGGCGTCATGAGGGATGCTCTTGCGAGTCAGCGGCTTACCTTCCAGCGCATCACACAGCGTGATCGAGGAGGTTCCCGTATCGGTCCCGGCCCTCCATGCGGCGATGGGGTCGAGGCCACGTTGGGCGATGCCTGCCTCGATCTCATCCTTCCAGGCGCTCGCGCTCTCCTCGTTGTATGCAAGCGCGAGGGTCGCGCGGAGGGCGGTGCTCACCCCCAACGCCATGACCGCCTCGGCTCCTGCCAGGGGCGTGAGGGCTGTGAGAAGGTCGATGGGAATCCCATGAGCGCCCCCTCGAATAAGAAGGCCGTGTTTGTGATATTCGATGGTTACTGACTGAATCATATCGTGAGCTCCTCTTGTCCTTTGGCGCGGGCGGCGCGGCGTCTGGCCGCTGCTTCGCGAGCGCGCGTGATTTGGTTGAGTTGAGCCTCGGCCCTGACGGCTCGCAGCTCGGCGGCGGCGACGCGGCTCTCGGCGATCCTTGCTCGCTCGAGCGACACGGCGAGCAGGCGCTCGAGCTGGTCCCGCGACAGGTGGTCGAACGGACCCCTCTCGTCGGCCTCGGCCAGTGGTTGTGTGAGGTCGAGTTGAGTCATGTCCCCTCCCGCCAGTCGACCTCGTTGCCGAGGGCGTCCCAGCCGTCGCGAGGCGAGCGCGCGAAGCACTCGAGATAGGGGCCGTCGTAGAGCGACTCGATGATCTCGTGGAGTTCGTCTGGCTTCTGGCTGTGCTTTCGGCGCGCGATGGCATCCTGCCCGAGCCACGTCGAGTGTGTGGCCCGCGCTCGCCCGAGCTTCCCCTTCACGCCGAAGAGGCAGAGTTCGTGTTGGCCTCGGAAGTAGTAGCCCAGCCCGAATCGGTCCTTGGTCCAGACGAGGTTCGTCACGTAGCGGAAGCCGAGCGCGTCCATCACCTCGAGCCCATCGGGCAGAAAGTTGTTCGTGACCCAGAGGAAGCACGCCGAATCGTCGGCGGCCTGGCTGGGGATGTCCCACTCGTCGGTGAGCAGCGTCTTGATGTCGCGCGTCTTCATGAGCGGGTAGTGCCGATCCGCGCCGCGCTTGACCTTGCCGCCTCCGGTTTCGTTCCAGGGAGGATCGAGCAGGATAACTTGGTAGGGGAAGGTGCTCATCATGCTGCACCTCCCCAGCGCTCGCGAACCTCTGCCAGGGTCATGTCCTTTTCGGCCCTCGTGATGGGGGCGACCCACTCCGACGCCCACTGCTCAGGGATGCGCGCATAGCGGACTGGTCGCCTCATGTTCGGCCACTCGCTCGTGCGCTCCGGCAAACCGTTGATGGCTGCCGAAGTCGATATGATCCCCTTTCGACGCTCGATCTTGTGCGTGTCGATCTCGAGGCACTCGCACATGTAGGCAATCCACTCATCCAGGCAGTCTGGCCACTGGATTCGATCCTTGTCCGACGATGGAGGCGCGGGGTAGAGGCCATCACGCTTTGGCACCCAGTAGTAGACTGGCGAGGTCGCGGCGTAGTCGATGATTCGAGCAGCGCTCTTGACCGCATATGTGGTCCTGACCGCGTTCAGGCCGACTGCCTCGATTAACTCGTGAGCGCTCCAGTCGTGACGCCTTGCCTGTGCAGGCATGGCGCTGAGAGGCAAGGGGAGCTCTGGGTAAGGGTTGTCGAGCATCGCCATCTTTCGCAGGCGCGCCACCTCGTCCCTGACGACCTCGTGGTCCATCATATGGAACCTGCGCCAACCTTCGGTAAGGTTCAGGACTTCGTTGGTTTGGCTGCCATACGAAACCAGGAGATACCGGGCGATGCTTGTTGGGTCTTCGCGTGCGATGGAAAGGGGAATCATGCCGCACCTCCCTTGCCTTCCCTCTTGTTGACGATGCTGTTGCAACGGAACATCCAGGCCCGCCAATCCTCGCTCTTGCGAAGCACGGCGACCGAGCGGATCGACATCGCCTTCATGTCGAGGATGCGAAGCCGCTCTGGCGGAAGGGTGGATTCCCAGACCAGCGCTTCGAGGTCGTCGCCCTCCTTGATCTTGCGCCACTTGTTCGGGTTCGTATGGTCGCGCTTCTCGAGTACCCACCGACTCATGACACCCTCCCTTCGAGCGCCCAGAGCGCTTTCCAGTAAGCGTGTTGCGCTGCCCTCACGTCAGCCGGGGCGCGGTGAGCGGGGCGCTTCTCCCCTCGAGGGCTCTTAAAGCCAGCGGCGAGCAAAGCGATCTCGATGCTCGACATGTCGACAATGCGGTGATGGAAGATCTCGCCAGCGCGAGGCATCAAAAACGAGCGGTCGAAGTGCACCGAGAAACCGGCGAGGTGCGTGCCTCTGGCGTGCTCTTCTGCCCACGCCCAGAACTCGGCCAGGTCGAGGGGTTGGTCGCCTCGCTGCTCCATGTCCCAGAGCAAGCCGGACTGGCGGTGCATGTTCGTGACGAACGCGTTCTTCGCGAGCAACTCCTCGGCGCGTTCGCAGAGTCCGCCCGTGGCCATGTAGAACGGGATGCTCTCGTCGTCGTTGCCGCGCTCGTCGGTGATGCAGGCGCAGATCTCGAGGATCATGTCGGTGTTGGGGTCGAGGCCGGTGGTCTCGATGTCGATCCAGCAGAGCTTTTTCATGCCGCACCTCCTCGCTCCCACCGAGCGATCTCCGAGGCGCGGTCGGTCGCTGCTCGCATCGCGTCAGCCCAACTCGCCCTGGCGCCGCTGTCGACGCGGATCTCGCCGTAGCAGACCTCCCAACCCCATTGCTTTGTCCAGCGTCGACGCCAGACGTTGCAGGTGTACCCGGCCCATTGAAAGGTGGTCTTCTTCACTGGCCCACCTCCCCGAACATGGTCGCCTGCCCGTCGAGCAGCTCGGCGCGGAGCATCTCGCGTCGGCGCCGTTGCTCGGGCTGTTTGTCGTGGGTGAGGTGGCAGCGCTGGCAAAGCGCGCGGAGGTTCTCTCGCTCGCAGTTGCGCGGGTCTTGGTCGAGGTGCGCCACGGTCAGCACGACATCGACCGCCTTCAGGTCGTCGGAGTCCTCATAGGACACCGTGACCGGCTGACCGTTGGCGTCGCGCCAGCAATCCTCCAGGCCGAACACGTAGGCCAGATCCTCATCCATGACCGCCCATTCACCAGCGCCATCCACGAGGCGAACGATCGTCTCGCGGTTGGGAGCGCCACACCACTCGCAGCACTTCACCTGCTCGCGGATCTCCTCGCTGATCTCGTCCCAGTTGTCGGGGTAGAGCGTTGCCCACTTGGCATCGATCGGCATCACGACACCCCCATCTTGGCGAGCGCCGCTTTCAGCCCGACGATGTATTTGTCGTCCCAGGGCTCGCCCTCGCTGATGCGTCGTTCCAGATCCTCGAGTTGATCCTCGAGCAGTTCGGCAGATGGCGTCGTGGTGTAGGTGACAAAGGTCTCCACCCTCAGATCTGAGGACATAAGGCACCTTTCGCACTCGTATGTGCACTCCTCGTCCCACTCCCACGAATCGGTGTTGACGTGGCCGCAGTAGGGACACTTGATCGCATCGCCTGAATGTTCTTCGTATTCGCTCATTGCTCCACCCCTTGATCTTTCGCGCCTTCGACCTTCTCGACCAACGCGGCCCACTCCGCGAGCGTCATCTCTTCGACCAGGTCGAGGTCGGGCTCGTACTCTTCGCCGGGGTCGGTGTCCTTCGGGATGCCGATCAGGACAATCTCGTCGCCATAGCGACCGAGAGAGGGCGAGAGCATGTAGAAGCCTCGGAACCAGCAACGGTTCAATCCGAGCGTCGGGAACCACGCGCTGAGGCTCGGGAGTTTGTGCGTCTCGAGTTGGGCGAGGATGCGCTTGCCATCCTTCGTGTTCTGCTTCAGGCGGACGTACCCGCTGCCATCCCGGCAGGTGAACAGCTTGGGGATGTACTCGCGGACCTTCTCGGGGAACGCGACCCTGCCGTTGTGCTCGAACACGCCGAGCTCCACCGCGTCTCTTGGCACGCCGTACTTTTCGAGGGTCGCGTATGCGGCCTCGAGCTTGGTCTTGATTGCCTCCTGACGCGCGATCTCGAACGCTTCGAGCGCGGTCTTCATGAAGTCGTCGGTTGCCCTGAAATAGCGTTTCGTGTGGTCGATATTCATGCTCGTCCCTCTGCTGCTTGATAGAGGCGCTGCAACGCCTGAAAGTCTTCTGTGGTCCCGCCAGCGTCCGGGTGGAACATCCGCGAGAGGCGCTTGTAGTCGCGCTTGATCTCGGCCTGGTCGGGGTGTCGTGTGAGGCTCGCGCGCTGTCGCGCCGTCGCCCTCCAGAGCTGCGCGTCAGCCAGCGCGAGGTCGCGCTCTTGCTCGAGGCGCGTGACCTCTTCTTGGTGCTCGCGGCGCTCGCGCCTAAGGGTCTCTCGCAGCGTCTCTGCGATCGAATCGGAGACGCTGCACTCTCGCTTAGCGTCCTCGACCTTTTGCTCGAGCGCGTTCACTTCGCGCTCGAGGCGCGCCAACTCCGCACGTAAATCGATGGTCATCTGGCGAGGTTCGGCGCCGTTGCTCTTCTTCGCTTGTTGAGCGGGTTTCGAGGGCTTCGGCGTTGGTTCGTTTACGAGGTCCTCGCAGGGCTGCGAGGTTGGTTGCTCGGCTTTTGGCGCGGGGGCGTTGCCGATGCTGGAGGTGTCTTGCGTGTAGGTCTTGCCGTTGCGGGTGACCTCACGCTCGTCCATCTGCGGAATTTCCGCAGATGCTTCGAGCCGCGCACGATGTGCTCCGACGGTCTTGTCGCTAACATGAAGGTGTCGCGCGATCTCTCGGTCGCTCTTCTTCCTCCACTCCTCATCCATCAACGCGCGCTCGATCGCTCGGCGCTTGTCTGCCCTCGTTCGGCGCTTGCCGTGGGTGGCGTTCGCGGCGAGACATTGCCACTCCGCATCCCTCCTGGTGCCATTGCTGACGCGTGCGTTGATCGTCTTCGCCCCGGCTTTGGCGTGCGCCGCGAGCCGGTGGAATCCGTCGACCAGCCAGTATTGCTCGCCGTCGAGCAAGACATAGATCGGCGGGAACACATCGCCGCGCTCGAGCGCCTCGGCGTACTCGTCGACCAGTGTGCGATCGATCGCGGCGCGGGGTTGCGTCGACTCCTCGGCGCGGATCTTCGCCAGTGGTATGGAGAGAGGTGTCGTCACTTGGCCGCCCCCTCCCTCTCGAGGGCCGCTTGCGTGTAGACATGGGCGCGCCCGGTCTTCACGTTGCCGATCCAGAAATCGTCTTCGCCCTTGCTGAGTTTGTCCGCCCACGAGCCGAGAAACGCATCCACGAAGGCTTTGGTGAGGATGATGCGCCTCTCTTCGTGGCTGTTCGTCTCGACGTAGTTGTACGCCTTGCGCCAGTATTCACCCTCCTTGAGTTCGTAGATCCTGATGAGGATGCCGCAGACAAGGCGGTGTGGTGCGCCGCTGCCCGAGTACCAGCCAATGCGCTCCATGAGAGCCGTGGGCGTCATCTCCCCTTTCTCCTCGATTGGCTCCTGCTGCCTGAGCTTGTTCAATTCGACGAGCTTCAGTTCGACTTGTTTGCTGTGCTTCTTGGTGGCGCCCGCCTTGCTTTCAAGCAAGCTCTTGGCGAAGTTGCTGAACAGCTTTTGCGCGATGCGATTCTCTTCCTCGCCACGGAGCAGCGCTTCGACCTGAGCCTTCGAGACGCCCATTTCGCGGCTCATCTGCTCGATGCTCACTCCACCAAGAAGCAACTCCATGGCGAGCGCGGCGCTCGGGTCAGGCGGTTGCGTCACGCGATTTTGCACGGGGGCTTGCTCGCTATCGATGACCTGCGGGTTGCGGATCGTGTTGGCGATGCGGCAGACGATACGACATCCTCCAAAGTCCTCGCCGTTCTCGACCGCGCGCGCCTCTGCGATCCATCCATTGGTGCGCTTGGCGGTCCCCGCGATGAGGTTGCGGACGTGCGTCTCGCTACACCCGATCACGTCGGCGGCGTCTTTGGTGGACATCCACGCTGACCACTGAATCTTGCTGCTCTCCATCTTGCGTTCCTCCTGGTCGCCAACCCTGGCGACCTCAAAAGTCGTTAGGGTTGCGGTCAGTCGGCCTTCGCGATGATGTCTCGGATGTACTCTTCGCGGGCATCGACGGGGATGTCCGCGAGGCGCTGCGCTTTCTGCTCGTACTCCTCGAGCGTCAACTCCCTGCTCGACGCGACGCCCCATGATTCGAGTTGCATCGCGCGGAACTTCTCGGTGATGACCTTGGCCTCTTTGCGGAGCTGCTTCGCCTGCTTCTCTTCGAGGTCAGCGACGCCGCGGAGGAAGGGTTCGTTGGCAGCGGCCCACCAGGTCTTGTTGGCTTCGAGCCAGCGCTCGTTGTCCTGCTCCTCGAGCGCCGCGTCGATCTCGGTCTCGTCAGCCTGGTCGATCTCGCCAGTCGCTTCGGCGATCACGCCGTCGATGTAGTCCTTGCGCTTGGCGACCTCCATCCCTCGGAGCTTGCGACACAGCGATCCGACCTTGCTCACGTCGATGTCGGCGAGGGTGTGGATCTCGACGCTGTTGTTGTTCGCCTCCGCCATCCTCATGACGTACAGGGCGATGAAGGCGTCGCGCGTGTCCTCGTCGACGGCCTCATCGAGCAGCGCGTTGAACTCGTCGATGCGCTCCGGGCGCTTGTCCTCGAGGCGCTTTTCTCTCGCCGCATCAGCCTTGGCGGCGAGCTGCTTCCCAGTATCCTCGACGGGTGTTTCTTCGGCGGCGCGCTTTGCCTCGGCGCGCTGAATGCACTTCTCGATGTAGTTCACCGCATCAGGCGCCGAGCGGATCGCTGCGTGCATCTTGCCGAGCTTCTTCGTGGGCACATCCCACAGATCCTCGCACTCGACACCCGCGAGATAGTGACCTCGCCAGACCAGCGCGCGCTCTTCGCCCACAGCCTCGAGTACCAGTGACCACAACCTGTCGGCGGCGCCCGCCTGGACGACGCCCTTGCGTGTCTCGGGCGTATCGCGGAGCTCGATGCCTTCGATCTCGTCGGGGTCGTACAGCCCGGCGATGACATCGGGGTAGACCGCGCGACAGATCTGCGCCATGCAGCGCGCCTTGAGCATTGCCTGGGGATAACGCTGCCAGTTGTCCTTGGTGAGCCCGGCGCGCTGTGCGTCCGCGAGTGTCCACGCCATCTTGACGGGCTCGGGCTCGCCGACGCGCTTCGTCTCGAGCACACACGCCGACTCGCTCATCTCGACAACGCGGAGGTACTCACACACCGAGGCGCGCTTGACGATGGCGCCCATGGTGTCCGCCGCGAGCACGGGCCGCCCCTTGACGATGTGGATGCCGCGGATCGACTGCATGACGGTCATGCCCAACTCGGCGCCGGTCATCATCATGACGAGCGCGTCGGCCGCCGAGGTCACGCCGCAGATCTTGGACTGGACGACGATCTCGGCGAAGTCTCGCAGGTCGCCGAAGTTTTGCGGTTGAAACCGCGTCATGAGGTCGGCTTGCTGCGTGTGCTTCGCGAGCGCCGTGTCTTCTGGCTTGCTGATGTCGATGACGTTGTTGTTCTCGCTCATATCTTCTCCTCTGCTTCGCCGAGCTGCCCGTGCAGCCTCTCGATGTCCTGTTCCAACTCCGGTATCCCCAGCTCCCAGCGCTTCTCCCTGGCGTCGATCGCCAACCACCCCAGCCCCTCTTCGTCGCGGGTCATGCGCTCCCCCTCGAGCCACATGGCGTAGCGCTTGCTGAGAGCGATGTGCCGAGCGCGGAGCCTCGCGAGTTCCTTCGCTGGGTCGCGTCGGAGCGTCGTCTCGGGGTAGGGCGGTGCGTGCTTCAATGCTTCGTCTCCTCGTAGAGCTGCTCCTCGATGCCCATCTCTTCGATCCTCGTGGCCGCGCGAAGCCCCGCCTTCATGAAGTCCGCGAGCGCGTGGGCGAGCTTCTCGTCTCGCACGTGAGCGAACAGGTGGGCGGTGTCGGCGGTGTGCTCGAGCGTATCGAGGATGCGCCGGTGGATGATCTTCTCCTCTTCGGTCAGCTTCACGCGGCCCCCCGGATGTCGACGCCATACACCTCGACGACCTGCTCGGGGTCAAAGACCCAGTGGCGGGACGAGCCGTTGGGGAGGTCGACCAGGAGCACCTCCTTGTCTCGGTGCTCGGGCTCGAGGTAGCTGACGCCGCTGACGTTCTGGAGCACCTTGCCGACCTGCTCGGGATCCACGACCTCGCCCTCGAAAGGGATCCTCCCCTTCGCCTTCACGAAGCATCCTTTTCTGATGTGTTTTGCTTTCATCTCTCGCTCCTTTCCGGGGATTCGATTTGCTCCCAGTCGGTCCAGCGATGGCGTGAGGTGCCATCGACGAAGCGGTCCTCGTACTCCTCGACCGACCGTTGCTCCAGCGCGCCATCGCAGAGGCGGTATTCGATCTGCGGGTGGGGCTTGTATGTGCCCCCGCTGGCTTTGCACTTCTCGATGATGCTGGCGTAGTGATCTTGCTCGTTCATGCTCTCACTCCTTGCTTTGTGTGGGCTTTACTGCCCATTGCGGCGCCGGGCTGTGACCCCCGCTGGCCGATCTCGCCATTGATTTGCCAGTGGCGCGCTCTGTCACGCGCCTCGCCGCAGTCGCTCTTTTGTGGGTGGCTTCCCCAGGTTGCTTCACTTCATGGTTTCCTCGTGGCTCTCGCCGTATGCCCTGTCTTGTGGGGGCACCATTCAGCCGGGCATGGTCATCTTCGCCGAGCCGTCCGGGACTCTTGGTCGGGGAGGGCGCTCCCTCCAGGTCGTGCCCCGCCTCGCGCTGTGGTCGCCGATGTCTCTGATGGTGAGTCGACCACGACGCGAGGCGCTTCTTCTTCAGCTTGCTTTCGCGATCCTCAGCTTCGCGGCGCGCTCGGGCGTGAGCTGGCCGTAGCCCTCGCAGACATGGCAGTAGATCTCCTCGCCTGCCCAGGTATCCCGCCCGGTGCCGTCGCAGTGACCGCAGTCCTCGAGTTGCAAGACGGAGGTCAGCTCATCTGCCTCGCGCTCGCCGACGAAGTTGCGACACATCACCACGCTCTCCTGCTCGGAGAGACTGCGTTGGAGGCAGCGCTTTTGTTGTTTGGTGAGCTTGCTCATCCTCTCGCCTCCCTCACGCGACGTGGGGGAGCGGTGCGTATTCGAGCTCCCCGGCAGGTTGTGGTTTGGTGACGGGCTTGGCGCGCTCCTGGCGCTCCATCTCGTCGATGGCGGCCTGGAGTTGGCGCTTGGTGCGCTGGTTGACGGTCTCGACCCAGACAAAGCCAGCACCGAAGAAGAGGTCGTGTCGCAGGTAGAGCCAGTAGCGACCCACCTTCACCTCGTAGACGCGCTCCTTGTTGCCGTCGCGGTCGAGCCACATGTGCTTGGCGAGCGCGGCGGCCTTCTCGTCGGAGATGCGCCCGCTGCCCTTGGTGGCGACCAGCTCGGCCATCGCCTCGAGGCGCTCGAGGATGGTGGGTGGGTTGCTCGGGCACGTGACGACCGAGCAGTCCTGACCGCGACGCTTGGTGCATCCGCAGTGCTCGCACGTGTCGTGCTTGGGGTAGAGGGGCTGCTCGGGGATGTCGTCGAACTGGTTTAAAGTTCTTTCATTCGCGTCTTTCACGATCAAAACTCCAGAGTGGCGCGCGTTAAATCTACGCTCGTTTGACTCTGGAACGAATATGAGTATTATTTACTAATATGTCAAGCGAGTAATTTTTACTCGCTTGCAAGGCAGCAGATGCGAGGCTAATCTCAACGGCGAGACAAGGGAGGAACGGCGTGACCGCAGCGGCATTAACGAGCGTGATTATGAGCGATGACACATCTGAAGGCAGAGAGCTTACAGCCGAAGAGCGCGAAGAACTGGAGCGCAAGAAGCTCGATGAGCTGCGTCTTCAGATAACAGCGCTCAAGATCAAGGAAGAGCGCACAATCAAGAAGATGAATCAGGATGAGGTCGCCAGCGCTGCGGGCCTGAAGCGCTGGAATGTCAGCGATGTCGAGCAGAATCGCTCTATGTCGCTGCCCACACTTTGGCGCATCTGCGATGCACTAGACATAAGCCTCGGCGTGATCCTCGCTAGAGTAGACCGGGCGATCAAAGACCGTGAGGAAGAACGCCGACTGGGGTTGGTTCGTAGCGACGACACCTGACCGACAACCATAGCCTCGCAAAACAAAAGCCCCCGCAGAGATCGATCTCTGCGGGGGCTTTTGTTTTGCGATTTCTTGCCGCTAATTTGATCGCATTACGTATTTTCTTGAGTTTGCTCTACTCATTTGAGTTGGCTGGTAAAACTTTTTTCGGTCTCAACCCCGGCAAAACGGCTATGGCATTTTTACCACACCATTTTGGGCTTTGGCGCGTTTGACACGGTTTTCTTGTCCCTCCACGCTGAATATATGGTCAGTTTTGGCCAACCGCCAACTCTGTTTTTCGAGGTGGCGACCAACGCAGCAACATCTTGGCTCTGAGATCGGAGCATTGAGAATTGGAAGGAGGGTTGCGCCATGAAATTAAATTCGTATATTTTACTCCTGTGCGTTTCATCAACTCAAATGACGGCACGATCGATGGCATCAGCAGAGGCATGGACAACCAAAACGCTGGAGCGCCTTGCAGCGGCAAGGGGCGACGCTGCTTCTGTGGTGGACGCGATCATGAGCTACACGCAGCGAGGCAATCCAACGCAGATCTCGAGCGAAGAGGTCGATGGCCTTTGTGAAAGGCTTGGGTGGTCTCGAGCGCGCTTTCTTGAGGCGCTGGAGCTTGCTGTCAGGGATGGATGGCTGGGGTCAATGCAATGCTCAGGCGAGTTTATCAGCCTCGAATTGGTGGCGCTTAAATGAATCGACCCGGCAGGTGCGGTCACACCATGCCGGGCCTAAACCGACCTGATAAGGAGGTCAGTATGACTATTTGTACAAGAGGCAAACCGGGGGGTCAACGCCCTCGATCACTCGAGCGTGGCAGTTCACGCACGGCAGCGATGAGTGCTGCGGGTTTAGTCGTTCTGGCCGCATGTTCCGCTTCGATCAAACAACAGGTGCATGTCCTTGTAGTCGGGCTTCTCGACCCACATCGAGGAATCGACGTGAACAACCTTGTCGTCCTCGATCTCGACTTTGACGGGGATGTTGATGCCGTTCTCCCAAATGTAGCGCCAGTTGCGCCTCTTCTTGGTCATGCACTTGCCGTAAGGCTCACCGAGGAGTTGCTCTACCTTCGCAAGCGGCCATCCAGGCTTTATGAGGGCGGCCTTCCTGGCGAGTGTTCCAGGCCCCATTCCATCGACGTGCTCGTTTGGGCCTGGAGGCAGGTTGGTGAGGTCGCCGAAATCGAACTCGGGCGACATGTCCTGCTCTTCTCTCCACCTCTTTCGGAGGAGGGCCTTTACTTCCTTGCTGTCGTAGTCGGGCGGCTTGCATTTACCGCCTTCGGCGAGCGGCATCATCAGCGCTCGGAGTTCGGGGTTTCGTATTGTCGTCAACTTGCCGTAGGAGAAGCGCCCCTTCTTCAAAGCAACGAGGATCGGGGTGTGAGACGGGCCGGTGTCCCAGAGGTACGCTCGGTGTCCGTCCTTGTCCTTGCAACTCCCGAGGGCCTCGCCACCCATGAGTGTTTCGATCTCCTCGAGCTTCATCCCCTTGGTGATTTTGGTGGCGCGCTCGGCGAGTTGCTCGGCGTGCTCGTTTTCCTCCCTCCACTTCTTCTTGGCCTCTTCAGCGCCAGCCTCGGACGCAGCGCGCTCCTCGGCCTTCGCTTCGGCTTTCTGCTTGGCACGAGCAGCGCGCGCCCTCTCGAGGTAGGCGCGCTCCTGAGCGGAGGGTCTCTTGCTCTCCTTGTCGTAGACGATCGCGCCGACGGCGACAGCCAGACCGACGCAAAAGAAGACGAGCACGCCCAAAAGGGCAGCTCGAGCAGGCGAATTTCCAGGTTCCAAAGTTCCCTCCAGGTCCAGCGTTCAAAGTGTCCGAATGGTATCGACACTTTGCCCGTTGGTATCTGGAGGGGTCAAGCCCAGCCAGATCCTCTCTCGATCGATAAAAGGGAGGTGGCGGCATGACCTTTCACGTCAACGCAAGCGAGGTGCAGATCGTGCCTCAACTCCCAGGGCCTCGCGAGGCGATCGCGGCGCTCCATCGACACCGCATCTACTCCGGCACGCTCCATCGGCTCGCGCTGCTCATCGTCGACCACGGCCTCGCCAGCGCGGGTAGCTTCGCGTGGGAGACCACCGGCAAGGAAGTCGCCGAGATCGCAGGCGTCGAGCCTCGCACCTTCCGCAACTGGGTGAAGGCTGCCAGGGAGCACGAGAGCGGCATCATCGAGGTCCAGGCGAGCAACTGCGGCACTACATTAGTCCTGCATTTATCCGATAGGAAATCGATAGGAAAAGAGGGTCTTTCCGATAGGAAACCGTTAGGAAATGGAGAGGAAACGGATAGGAAACCGTTAGGAAATGGCACGACTCCTGCTACGTGCGAGCGTGATCCTTACTGTGAGTCTTCTTCTAAAGAAGAAGACGACGTATATAAACCTATCGATACAAGCAGGGGCGAAGAAAAAAGATCCTCGGTGCAGGCTGCGTCGTCGTCTGAGGAGAAGATCCGTCGAATGTGTGAGAGGGCATCCATCAAGGTGCTCTCACACTCGCTCGAGGGTGTCGAGGACACGGCCACGCTGGCAGACATCGAGGGCGAGGTGCTGACGCTGCTCGGGTTCTGCTACAGCCACGTCAGCCTGGAGCACGCATCGGCCTACACCTCGAGGCTCGCCGGTAAGAACATCACCGGGGCCGAGGCGGTGTGCTACCTCCAGGAGCGCCTCGCCGAGATGATGACCCGCAAGGACATCGACTCGATCCCGAAGTCGCCAGCGAGCGCCATCCGGTTGATGACGAAGGCCGAAGACCTCGCCCGCTTCAAGTCGACGCTGGTCCGCACCGGCGAGATCCAGGTCCGTGAAGCGCAAGGCGAGAGCGAGGGTTGGGGGGCTGAAGGGCTCGCCGCGCTCGAGGACTTCAAGCGCAGCCTCCTCGAAGACGGGGAGGTGTCGGATGCTTGATGACTTTTTGGACATCATGGTCGAGAAGCCCGGCGTCTATGACTCGGTGCGAGGTGACGAGATCGAACGCGCCCTGGTGGGCGCTGCCATCGACTCCGAGCACGCCAGGACACGCATCAGGGCGATGATCGGACACCTGCCTGTCTTCCAGAACAGGGAGTATCGCCTCATCTGGGATGCCGTGCTCGAGGTCGAGCGGCTCGCCGAGTCGAGAGGGACGCTGGTTCTTCGAGGGGATGACGGCGAGGTTTTGCTCGGAATCGATGGCAAGCCGCTGGTGGCGAGCGCGGTCAACCCGACGTTTGTTTGCGACTACCTCGAGAGCAAGAGCCACACGATGAACCGGACGCAGCTCGGCGCCGTCGGTGGTTCGGCTGCTGTCTTCGCGATCTGTCGCGACAAGGCGACGGGAGACTACGAGGCGATGTGTCAGCGCCTCATCGTGCTCTACAAGATGAGGGTGCTCAAGAACGGCTTCACTCGCATCACGGATGCGTGCACGCCGACGGCGACGCCCGAGCAGGTCTTCGCCCTGGTCGAGAAGCTGCGCTCGGAGGTCGAGCAGTCGGGCGAGAAGACGCTCGAGTCGATCCACAGCAAGGCGATCAGCCGCCAGGTCAAGAGCCACGTCATCCAGACGATCGACAACCAGGGCGCTGACCGTCTCCACTGCGGCATGGACCCCGTGGACGCGCTGGTCGATGGCTTCGGGGAGGATTGGTACGTCGTGCTCTCGAGCTACTCGAAGCACGCCAAGACGACGCTGGCCGCCGCGATCCTTGCCGGGTTCGCGAGCAGGGACGACAGGCCCATCGTCAACATCCACCAGTGCGAGGTCCGCCAGGTCACGCAGGCCGCCAGGGTGCTCGCGGCACATCACCCGTCAGCGAGGGTCTGCCAGCAATGGATCCTCAAGGCGGACAGGGTGCCCAAGGGCCAGCAAAACGTTTTCCTCGCCAAGCTCAACGAGGCGTTGAGTTGGCTCGAGGAGACGGACATCTACTTCGAGGATCCCGGTGCGATCCGCTTCGAGCACATCGTCTCGAGGGTGAGGCAACTCCGCGCGCTCTACCCCGACCGAAAGCTGGTGTGCGTCGTCGACTACATCCAGCGAATCCGCATGGAGGGGCGCTTCTCATCTCGCCGTGACGAACTGGAGATGATCAGCGCGGGCCTGCTCGACCTCGCCAAGCAACAGCGCTGCCTGATGCTCGTGCTCTCGCAGTACACCGACGGTGACGTCATGAACGCGCCGATCCCGATGCCCAGGGCGGGCCAGGTCCGCCAGTGCAAGGACATCCGCAATGACGTCGATCTCTTGCTCGGGTGGCACCGCCCCTACGCCTTCGCGGCGAGGTATCAGGATCTCGGCATCCTCGAGGTGTCCGCTGGTCGGGAACTCGAGACGAGCCATGTGCTGATGAGGGCGGATCTCGGGCGCGGATACTTTGGATGGTGGCAAGGCTTTGTCCCGGACATCACCGGGCTCGAGTCGACGCGGATCAAGGAGGGCGACGAGAAGTCAGGGTTCGACGCTGGCCCCGAGTGGGAGGAGGTTGTCAGATGAGGCATATCGAACAACAGCACCTCATCGGTGAGGTCCGCGCGTTGGTCGCAGATGCGAAGCGCGATCCTCGAAACCTCGACCAGCTCGTCTACCTACTCGCCAGAGCGCGCGACGGCGGTCTGATCAAGTACGCCCAGGATGCCATGCCATGCACCACGATCGGGGAGGGTGAGTTTCTGCTCTACCCGTTGCGCGTGCTGGAGATGTGCGTCTGGACCGCGATCAGGTTTCGCACCCTCGGGTGCCCCGGGGACGGGGCTGCGAGGCTCGGCGCTGCTCGGGCCTACCTGCTCGTCTGGTGCTCGCAGAACAGGCACCGCTACGCACGAGCGGGCGCGGTGTATCGCGACTCCCTGCTCAAGAGCACGGACAAGGATAGGGACTGGCTCATCGGTGGCCCAGGGAGGGGTGTTGATGGCTGGCCAATCGCTTCCTGGGCCACCAGGCCCCCTGGACTCACCGCCTGGGCGATGGATGAGCCACGCGAAAACATCGTCGAGACCTATGACGAGTCGCGCCTCTCGCACGTCGTGAGGCTGTTTGCCCCGAGCGGGCTTTATGATGGCGAGTTCGCCGAGCAGACGACGCTGTTCGGAGGGGGTGCGCCATGAGCGAAAGCAAGGCGGTAAGGCAATTCACTCTCCCGAGCGGCGTGATCGTCGCCGTGACGCGCGGCAATCACCCCGACTATGCGGGCGGGATGAGCATCGGGCGGGACACGTTCTGGCTCGAGCTTGGCGGTGTGTGGCATCGCCTGCCTGCCAGGTCGCAGCACAAGGCAAAAGAGTTGATCGAGGTAATGATCGAGGTCGCCGGACTCGAGCCGGATGGCGTCTATGAAGTACCAGAGGAGAAGAAATGACGACGGACTGGACGGGAATGCACGAAGAGGCGGCCAGGTCGGCCGCCAAGGACAAGGCGCGGGAGATCTATGACGACTACGCCAAATCTCTCGAGAACGTGAACATCGATATCACGCTCAAGAAGTGCGACCGCGACTTGACGGACATGGTGGTCGCCGAACTCGACGCCATGGGGCTCGAGGTGGAGCGGGTCAGGGCGCGGATCAGGATGACTGGATTCAAGAAGGTAGAGGCATGACGATGGATCTGGCACTGGCTTTGAACATCACTGCGGTCGTTCTCTGCCTGCCTCTGGCGGCAAAGGTCGTGTTGTTGCATCGGCGGGTTTCGGCGCTGGAATCGAAGCCTACAAGCAAGGACAAGCAGTCTTTCTTTGCACCATCCACAAAAGGGGGCGTGCTTCAACTCCTTATCTATAGAGCAAGAGAGGAGCCGAGCGCCGAGCGGCGAGAGCGCCTCTATCTCGAGATCATGAATCGGCTCGAAGAGGTCGACGATGCTGAAGAGAAGGCCGCAGTCCGTGGAGAGACACAGGGGGTGTGGACGTGGAGTGAGCCTGACCCCATCGAGGAGGAAGAGGAATGACGACACGAGAGAAGATGGAGGCCGAGCTGCTTCGCCGTCGCCTCGGTGACGAGATGCGGGCAGCGGATATCGATTTGCTCGAGGCGAAGTTCATCGTCGGGCCGTGGTTGCTCGACCTGTCGGCGTGCTCGGTGAAGTCACCAGGGGGTGACGAGATGTCGTGGCACGTCACGGCGACGGCGAAGGGGCAGCAGCGACACGAGGACGGGTTTAAAACAATCGGCGAGGTGCTGGCGAAGTATAGCTTCGAGCCGGTGCAACGTGAGGAGGAGTGATGGGTATCGATCCCCGGCAAGTGGAGTGGTACGGCACGGAAGGCTGGACGCTAGAGCAAATGAACACGCCAGAACTGGAGCTCGCGCTCAAGCAAGACGAGTGGAGCGCGCAGTATCTCGAGGAGTGCCCCTTGCCTGACTTTTGGGTCAAGGGCGACATGGAAGGATGCTGTGAGGCTCTTTCCGCCACCGTTCTTGGCGACCTCGATGTGAGCCTCTTGCCTATCGGGTGGGGTGTGGATTTCGGGTACTTCGTCCTGCGGTGGGACGGCCTGGATAGTCTGTTGCGGGATTGGCTCGAGGGTGGGGGCGAGGGATCGGCGGTGCTCCCCCGTCAGCAGGTCGATGCTCAGATCCGAGAGGCCGCGCGTCGCATTGGCATGGATGCTGGCGCGCTCGAGCTACGCGATTACGCGTATTTTTCCTGAGATAGGACGCCCTCACCCCGGAGCAACGCATGACCAGACGAAGACGACACCCGAGACGCCCCGAGGACAAGCAAAGGCCGCGCCCGATCGCGAGGAACGCCCGCGAGGTGGTGCTGATGATGTTTATTTTGTCGTGGGCGAGCGCGGCGGCGAAGGAGAAGGGCTGATGATTGGCTGGATTGCGCTCGCGCTATGGGCAGTGGCGGTCGTTGCCATGTGGGTGAAGATGAACATGGAGAGCAAGCGATGACAGGGTTTTCGATTTTGATAGGCCACCTGGCGGGCGACTACCTCTTGCAGAACGACTGGATGGCAACCCGGAAGGTCTATGACGCTGGCAATCCGCTGACCCATTCGCCGCTGCCGTGCCTGGTTCACGTCACGCTCTACACGCTGGCGTCGTTCGTTGCGGTGGAGTTCGCGAACTTCGCCGCGGGCGCCGAGATGTGGCCGGTGTGGGCTTGGTTGGTCATCGCGGTGACGCACTGGTTCATGGATCGCTATCGGCTCGCTGTGAAGTGGATGGATGTGGTCGGTCAGCGCGGCTTCAGGGAGCACATGTCGCCGTGGTCGGTGATCATCGTCGACAACTCCATCCATTTGCTCACCGCGTGGATCGTGGCGCTCGTCGTCGCGTTGCTGCGCTGAAAAGACATCTCGACGACCCGGCCTCGCTGACACACGAGGCAAAGACTCAAGGAACGAGCACACCCGGCCAGGAGGCAAGACGGTACGCAGGAATAGGAGAGGACGATGGTAGCAGGATACACGTTCGAGGATCGCGTCTTGGCGGCGCTCGAGGGAGGCGAGCATACAGCCCGAGCGCTGGCGGTCGTGGTGCTCCGGGAGCGCGAGACCGAGCTGCAACTGATCGAGGCGCTGTTCGCGCTCAAGGCAAAGGGGCTCGTCGAGACCGTCGGCGCATCGCCGAAGCGGTACAGGCTCGCGAAGGAGGAAGGCTGATGGCGAACCAACGACGCTACAGCGAAGAGAAGCGCGAGCACGCGCTGAAGCAGGTCCGCGAGTCGATCCAGCGCTACCTGCCCGGTGACATAAGGAGCTCGCGGTGGTGCTCTTGCACTGTCGAGGGCGAGGGTTTTGATCTGAGGCAGGTGCGTGACCCCGACTGCATCTGTTGCAACTCGAGGGGCAGGGAGAAGTCATGAGCGGGCGAGACGAGTTTTATGTCGAGCGCGACCTCGAGATCGGTCAGGAGGTCGCCTACTACGACTATGGCTGGGTCGAGGGTGGTCACTTCCTCGGGCGTGATGATCGGGGGTGGGCGAAGATCCGCACGAAAAACGGCGCTGGCTGCGACTCGCTCGAGACACTCCTGAACATGGTGAACGCTGGTGATCGTTGCTTGCAATGCTTCCGTGTTCAGCCGCACCAGGTCCGCAAGCCTGGAGATTACTAAGACACACGCGCCCGGCGCCAGCATGGAAGCAGGAGCCAGGGAGACCCACGAGGGCGGGCGCGAAGCATAGGAGAGGGAGATGACAGAGTTGGAGCAGGACAACGGGAGCCTCGACGCGTCAGACGAGGCGTTCGCGGACGAACTCATCGAGCGCATCGTCAAAGGCGTGGCGTCCGAACTGACGAAGAAGGCTGAAACGAGGCTGGTCTTTAGCTTCAACGGCACCGAGATCGCTGACCCAGACAGGATTGCCGAGGCCGTGAGGAACTCGCTCGGGTTTGTCGGGCCGGAGGAAGAAGCGCCGCCAGAGGACGATCGTTTGGAGGTGCTCGAGTCTGCCTTGAAGGCGCTCTTCGGGCACAACAGGAACATGTGGGGCGACCTGGAGCTCGCGCAATTCCTGGCGGCCAGGGGCGTGGATGTTTCGCGCTATGCGGCATGGTGGGACTGATGATTTCGAGGAGGCGAATATGAGCTGTTTTGGGGATGTCAGGAGCCTTTGGCAGCGACCCTTGCATCAGCCCTGGGAGCGTCAGGAGCGGGCACGGGATGTTGCTCGAATCATTGCCACGCTCGAAGAGGGAGAGCGCGAAGAGGCGATCCACTATTCGCGCCAGGAGATGGGCAGGCACGGCATCGATACGCGCTACCTCGACGCTTACCTTTGCTGGGAGGAGAGGGCACTTCTTGACATGAGCGTGTGGGCAGAGCCAGCGGTGCACGCCTTCGCAGCAGCTCGCGAGGGTTTTGTGGGGTGCGTCTACTCCGGGGATTACCAGGGCGATGCCATGGGTGTGTGGCGCGATGGAGACGGCTTTGTTGCCGTGGTTATGGGCTATGGCTCCTGCGGCGGGTGTTGTCAGTTCATCGGCAGCGCTGAAAACAACCTTCACGGCGAGGTGATCTTCGATGTGCAGCGCGAACTCGAGTCGGGCGCGATCAACGTCAAGGCCTTGCCCGAGTTGGTTCAGGCCATCACAGAGAAGGGCAAACTCGGGCAGGGCTCTTATTACACGAGCTTTTTCGAGGAGGTCGGCATTGCTTTCGTGATGGGCTCCGAGACCGAGGAGGTCCGTGGCTGGTTCGAGGCATTGGCTGATCGTGAACCGGAATGGCTGCAATTTAAGGAGCGGGTATGACCGGCAAGAAGACGGAACGCATCAACCTTCGTGCCTCGAAGGCTTTCAGGGAGTTGCTGGACGAGGCGAAGTTGCTGTCCGGCGCGGCAAGTTACTCAGAGGTTGTACGCCGGGCGGTCATGTTGCTCCTAGAGACTTTGCGCGTCTCGCCAGAGCCAAAGGCTGATCACGCAGCGGAGGAAGGCGGTTGGTTTTTCGACCTCAAGAGCTCTGGTTATGACTCGACGGTGACGCTCGACGGGCGCCCGGTCAGCGGCGTCTATCGCGTCGAAGTCGTGGCCAGCGTCGATGAGCAGACAACGGCGAAGGTGTTTGTTCACACACATCGCACCAACATCAGGATCGATGGCGAACTGGTCGAGGTTGTAGAGAAGGAGTCGTGATGAGCCTCATTGAAGACATCGAGCAGCGGTTTCGCGAGCGGCCTGTCTCGATCGTGAGGGGCTCGCCATCGTCGAAGCAAACGCTCGAGGAGTTCCTGGCCATAGAGCAGCGCGCCATGGAGCGACGCAGGGCGGTACGCAACCAGGTTGATGTCAGGGAAGACCTCTCGAGGATGCTCGCCGACATTTACGCTGTCGTGGCTGCGTCAGATCGAAGGAAGGCTCAGATGACGCTCCCGGCGCCAAAGGCACTCGCCGCAACGGTGCCTGCGTTTGATGCCAGCGATGAGACCGCGAGGGTGCTCGCCAGGGCCATGCCATCACTTGACGGCATGGTTTTTGTTCACGCGGATTGGTCGAGCATTTTGGCGGTTCGCGGCGCTGTCGAGTTTGGTTGGGCTGACGATGAATGACCGATTCGGAGATCTTCGCAGCGCGCTCGAGCGCCAGGCCTGGAGCGAGGTCGACGCCATCCTGGCGGACTGGACGCCCGAGCGTCGCAAGGATGCAAGGCTTTATGCAACAGAGGGTAAGCAAGGATGCGAGGCGGTCACTGGAGGGCGTTGCCCGCGGCGATGACGTGCAAGGAGGTACAGGTGAACATATTGAAGCAGACGTTGTATGAGGGCGACGAGGTGATCGTCGGGGATGAGAAGCTCGTGGTGCTGGCCATCGGGTCGGGGTGGATCGAGTTCGCGGGGCAACCGCAGCTCCACCGCGCCAACCAGTTGCTCGTCGGGTCGGTGCGGCTGACACTGTCAAACGCGAGGAAGGGTTATAGAGCGAGCGTGGCGTTCAAGGCGCCGGAGGGCGTCGAGGTGTTGGTGCTGGCGAGGGATGGGGATGAGTGAACACAGAAGCATCGAGGTGACGATTCAGTGCGTGGAGTGCCAGCGCAAGGCGCCGATGGCCGATTGGCTTCGTCTGAACAAGAGCAAGGATGTGTGTCCAAATTGCGGTCACGATCATGGTGAGGATGCTGCTGTCCGGTCGGGTGGTAGCTCTGCTTCTAGCGCTGCTGCTGTGGCGGTCGAAGCGAGGCAGTCCAATCGAGAGCGGTTGGGCTGGAGCAAGCTCTCCGACGCGCAGAAGGCACGCAATCTGGCGCATAACTGCCCATGGCTTTGAGGTGGCGAAGATGAGTGAAGACATCATCAGGTTTGAGGTGCCAGGGCAGCAGTGCGGCTGGTGTCATCTATCGGCGCCTGTCGCACGCTGGAAGGCGCATCATGACAGCGGGAAGGTGTGCCCGAGTTGTGGGCATGATCATCGCCCCGTAGTGAGCGTCGAGATCACCGGGGCGTCGTGGGGCAAGAAGAAGGGCGGCGAGGATGAGTGACAGGGGTTGGATGGATTTGCTCGGGCAGCCTTTCTCGGTTGCGGTGGTGCGCTCAGGCAGTGGCTCGAAGATGAGGGTGTTGGAGTGTGATGTTTGCGGCTCTCGCAAGCTGCCGATCAAAGGGGTTTTGTCTCGCGGAGAGGTGCAGGGCTTTATCTGCCAGGTGTGTGCGGATAACGCGAAGAACGGCGGCTTGTCGCTGAAGGAGGCGATCGATGCCAAGCAATGACGAGATGAGCGAACTGCGGGCGTTGCTTCACGCGGACGAGCCAGATCTGACAGCCATCGCGAAGAAGTTGCTGGCTTGGCCTGATGAGGGACGAACGGAGGCGCAACGTTATGCGATGGGCGTGATCGTCGAGCGCGACTTGCTGTTGCGGTTTATGAGGCATGTCTTTTGGCTGGACCCCGATCAGGATTGGCCCGGCCCGCTTCCTTCGGTCAATCCTGATGAGTTCATTGCTTCAAGCATCGACATCAACGGAGATGTGTTTGGGCGCTCCGAAGTTGAGGTGACGTTTCGGACATATCTCAAAGGTTTTGGAGGAGAGTGATGGCGAAGTGCAAGGGCAAGACCAAGAGCAACAAGTCATGCCAGCGCGAGGCTGGTGACGATGGCTGGTGTTATCAGCATCGACCGGCCGCCAAGGATGACAGCAACGAACTGACCGACAAACAGGCGGCGTTCGTGCGTGAGTACCTCGTTGACTTGAATGGCGCTGCCGCCGCTCGTCGGGCTGGATACTCGAAGGAGTCGGCGCGTCAAATCGCTACCGAGAACCTGTCAAAACCGTACATTCGGGCAGCCATCGAGGAGCGCCTCGAGCAGCAAGCGATGAGCGCCAACGAAGTGCTGGCGAGGCTAACGAGGATCGCCCGCGGGTCACTCGAGCCGTTTACCGAAATCGTCGAACTCGAAGACGGCGGGAGGTATCGGCGGGTCGACCTGGCGAGCGACGAAGCTCAGGACAACTTCGACCTCCTCACCAGCCTGTCCTATGACGCCATGGGTAGGCCCAAGATCAAGATCCACGATCCGATGGCGGCGCTGGTGCATATCGGGCGCGCTCATGCGATGTTCACCGACAACCAGCAACTCACCGTCAAGCGCCCCGAAGAGGACATGAGCGAGGAAGAGATCGAGAAAGAGATCGAGCGGCTCGACGACATCATCGATGACGCGGGGTGATCTGTGCTGACGGCGAGGCAGGCAAAGATACAAAAGCTGCGGTTGAAGCAGGAGAAGGCCATCCGGCTCGCTCGCAAGAGCTTGAGCACATATATCCGGCTGGCGTGGCCTCACATCGACAAGGCGAACTACCTGCACAACTGGCACATCGACGCCATGGCGGAGCACCTTGAGGCTGTCACTGCCAAGGAGATTCAATACCTCTTGTTTAGCGTTCCGCCTGGGATGATGAAGTCGCTGTCGGTGTCGGTGTTCTGGCCATCCTGGGAGTGGATCAACCATCCCGAGCTTCAGCACCAGCGCGCCAGTCACAGCTTGCCGCTCGCGACTCGCGACAACGTGAAGGTCCGCGAGCTCGTGAAGTCGGACTGGTGGCAGCAGTCGTTCGGGCCGCTGCCGTTCAAGAGAGCCACCAACGGCAAGATGTACTTCGAGAACGTCTTCAATGGTTCACAGCGCGCGACTTCACCAGACAGCAAGAACACGGGGTGGCGCTCTCACCGGCTGATCTTCGATGACTTGCTCGACGCCTCCGACGCGAACTCGGACAAGGTCAGAGAGGCTGCGAACACGTGGTTTCGTCAGACCTACATGAACCGTCGTCACGACGCCAAGGTCGACGCGGTCGTGGGCATTGCCCAGCGTCTTCACGAGATGGATGTGTTCGGGGAGATTCAGGAGTACCTGGGCGAGCTCGGATGGGTGTGGCTCGTGTTGCCTCAGCGCTTTGATCCTGCTCGCAAGTGCATCACGCGGCTCGGCTTTGAAGACCCTCGAACCGAGCAAGGCGAACTGTTGTTTCCTGCAAAGGTGAACGAAGAGGTCGACCGGCTCAACAAGATCACGCTCGGCGAGGCGGGTTACTCCGCCCAGGAGCAGCAAGACCCCGTCTCGGCCGACGCCCAGATCCTCAACGTCAAATACATCCAGCACTACAAGGCGACACCCGAGCGAATCGCGACGCATTGCGACAAGCTCGTCCTGAGCGTCGATTGCACCTTCAAGGATAAGAAGGACTCCGACTTTGTCTGCATCCAGGCGTGGGCGATCACGGGGCCAAACTTCTACTTCCTCGACGAGGTGATGGAGCGGCTCGACCTCACCGCGACCATCGAGGCGATCCGTGGGCTTTACTACAAGTGGGCGGCGATCTCGAAGAACGGCATTCACGCGACCATCGTCGAGGGCGCGGCTAATGGGTACGAGGTCGTCAACGTGCTCAAGAAGGAGCTGCCTCGCGTGCTCGAGATCACAGTCAGCAAGAGCAAGGAGGCGAGAGCTCACGCCGCGGCGCCGACGTTTGACGCAGAGCAGGTGTGGTTCCCTGATCCCTCGCTCGGTGTCGAGTACGTCGACCCGCAGAAGCCGGGGCAGACCATCGGTGTGCATGACAAGAAGGTGCGCTACGGGAAGTTCCCGAGGATCGCGAATGACGACGACATCGACGCGAGCACGCAGTTGATCAACTGGTGGACATCGCAGCACGGGAAGGGCTCGTTTGGTTTCGCGGTCAGTGGCGGATGAAATCATTTTCACCTTGACACGTGTTGCAAAACCGGATCGAAGCCGGTAGGCTCTCACACAATAACTCTCACTCCTGGCAAGAGGCCGGAGGAACTTACGAGGTGACTCGTGGGTCTTCTGGCCAATTTTTTTTCTTGGGCGACCGGCAAGGGCTGGGGCGGTGTTCCGCCTCGAATGCCCGACGTGTCCGCCAGCAGGGGTGTATGGTCAGCGCCGCCACGCCTTGGAAGCCGCGAACTCCTCGCGCTCTACCACGCTTCCCCCGAGTTCTCGACACCCGTCGAACTTATCGCATCACGACAAGCCTCGACCCCCTGGGGCGTCATCGAGTCTGGCGATAAGCCCTCAACACTCGAAAATGCGCTCGCTGGCCACCCCCTCCAATACATTATCGACAACCCGCAGCCCGGCGAGATGTCTGGCTACGAGCAACGCGAACTCGAGTCGGCATGGATGTCGATCCTCGGCGAGGTGTTTCTTCGCCTCGTCGAAGTAGGTCGCGGCCAGGTCGAGGTCTACCCGCTCAACCCAACGTGGGTCACGCCGCGTTACGAGCATCAGGGCTGGGTGTTTGATTGCAGGTTCCCCAAGGGCGGTACGCAAACCTTCTCGGATGAGGAGATCGTCTGGCTCAAGTCGAGGTCGGTCGCTGATCCCTATGGCCGCGGCATCGGCAAGGGGGCTCCAGCGAGCGCTGACATCCAGACCGCTGAGTATGCCGCGGATTACAACAAGGCGTTCTTCTACAACGGCGCATCCCCGAATCGCATCATCGGCCTCCACACCAAGGAGGGCGCCGCAGACCAGAGCGCGGTCGATGGCTTCCAGGCGATGTGGGACCAGCGGTTCACCAACCCGAAGAAGGCGCACCAGACTTTCTTCACGGGCACCGCGCTCGATGTGATCGAGCTCCAGACGAAGTTTCAGGATCTCGCCATCACCGAGCTTCGGCAGTTCTCCGCCGACGCCATCCGTCAACTCTACCGCGTCCCGCCCGAGCTCATCGGCCAACTCACCGCGAGCAATCGGGCCACGATCAAGGAGGCGCTCGCCATCCTCGCCGAGATGGTTTTGGTGCCAGCGGCGAACGCGCGTCGCCTCCAACTCAACACCAAGATGCTCCCGAGGCTCGACGCCATGGGCGTCGATGTCGATGGCGTCGAGTTTGGCTACCAAGATCCCACGCCGCTCGACCGCTCAGGTCGCCTCGCTGCCATGGAACTTCGCCCCGAGGCGTTTTTGCTCAACGAGTTTCGCGAGGTCGCGGGTCTTCCAAAGCTCCGGGGTGGTGATGTCTACCTCCGCCAATCCGATCACTGGGAAGAGGTCGAGGCTGGCGACATCATCGACATCACGCCGATCCGACGCAGCGTGGCGACACCGCCACCGCTCCCCTCACCACTCAGTCACATCCCCGACGATCAGCCCATCGTGCGTCTGGTCACCAGCCAGGAGGTCGCCTGATGCCTCAAGCGCCACCCCAAGAAATCATCGAGAAGCAACGCGCCGCCAAGGTCCAGGAGATCGAGAGCGGCGAGCCGGTTGTCCGCGCGTTTGTGGCCAAGATGGGCGAAGTCGATGATGACAAGCGCATCATCCCGTTTGTTCTCTCGACGGCAAGCGTTGACCGCGAGCAGGACTCGATCAACGTCGACGGCTGGGACATCGAAAACTACGAAAAGAACCCGGTCGTGCTGTGGTGCCACAACTCTCGAATCCTCCCCATCGGCCGCAACCTCAACACGCGCATCGAGGATGGGAAGCTCAAGGCCGACACACAGTTCATCGGCGAAGACGAGACCACAGCGGGTCACTTCGAGTTCGTGGAGTCGGTCTACCGTCTTTACAAAAACGGCTTCATGTCCGCCAAGTCTGTGGGCTTTCGCCCGATCAAGTGGGCGTGGAATGAGGATCGTGGCTACTGGGCCATCGACTATGAGTCTCAGGAGCTGCTCGAGGATTCGTGTGTGCCGGTGCCCGCCAACCCTGAAGCGCTCGTCGAAGCGCGATCGGTGGGAATCAACACGCTGCCGATCGCAAAGTGGGCGGCTGAGTTTCTCGACACGCTCCCCATCGACGACGCGACGCGCCGCAAAGTCTTCGAGGAGACGTGGAAGCATGGCAAGGAGCACGCCTTCTTCCAGCGCGTCGTCGCCGACCTCGAGGCGCCGAAGAAGAGCGCTGGCAACGGGCTGTCGGTCGACTTGAACCTCGACTTTGGCGACTCCTTCGAGCGGCTCGATCTGCTCAAAGGCAGGCTGCTCGAGGTCGGCCAGGTCGCTGACGAAGTAGCCGTGAAGACGAGCGCCATCCTCGGCGCTCCGACCAGGGCTATCGAAGAGCCTACCGAAGAGCCTCCCGCAGCGGAGGACACCACCAAAGAGACAAACCATGAGGAGGAGCCCAACGTCGGCGCCTCCGTCAACCCAGAAGACCAGCCCGTTTTGGTGCTGATCGCCGATTGATAAAGGAGCACGTATGACGACGGAAGCCACGCCGACGACGATGACGAAGCAGCAGCTCGACGAGCACATCAAGTCTGTCGCGAGAGAAGCTGGCATCGAAGCTATCGGAGACCAGATCCGCGAAGAGGTGGAGAAGGGTTTTCGCGAGTGGGAGAAGAAGAGCGAGAGCCAAAAGCACAAGGACCACATCAAGCGCTTCAGGGCGCAGTTGTTCAGCGGCGGACAGCCTTCGCCTATCAAAGGGCTCGGCTCGACGCGCTTCTCGCACATCGAAGGCGCTGAAGAGATGACCTTCGACGGCCAAAAGGCGGCGCTCGTGGGCTTGCTGATGGCGAAGTCGGGATTCGATCGCGACAAGGCTATCGGGCTCGCCAAGGAAAACGGCCACCACAGCGTCGCCAAGGCGCTCGAGGCGAGTGACTTCTCGGCAGGCGGGAGCCTTATCCCCGAGCAGTACGCGGTCGACTTCATCGGGTTCCTCTACAACCGCTCCGCGGTTCGCCGCATGGGTGCGAGGATCATCGAGCTGCCCGATGGCAAGATCAACATCGGTCGACAGAACGCGACCGCGACCCACTACTGGGTGGGCGAGTCCGACGAGATCACGGTCAGCAACCCCGGCACCGGCGCGCTGGTTCTCTCTGCGAAGAAGGGCGGCGTGATCGTTCCTGTCTCGAACGACCTCCTTCGACGCGGCGGCGCGGGCGTCAGCGCGATGATTCGCGACGACATGACCAACGTCACCGCCGTCGGCGAGGACGCTGCGTTCATTCGCGGCAATGGCGGCGAGCATAGCCCCAAGGGCATCCTCAACGCCGTGGCGAGCGGTCAGAAGTTCAACGCCAACGGCACCTTCAACATCGCGAACGCCGCGGCGGACGGCCTCAAGGCGATCTACAAAGTGGACAGCGCCAAGATCCCGATGATGTCGCCGGGCTGGATGATGTCGCCGAGGACACCGCTCGCGCTCATGAGCCTCTACACCACCGAGGGTTACCCGGCGTTTGCTGACATGGTCGCCAGGGGTGAGTGGCTGATGTTCCCCTTCGCCAAGACCGACAACATCCCCACCAACCTCGGCTCGGGCGACAAGTCCGAGATCTACTTCGGCGACTTCAGTCAGTTTGTCATCGGCGAGACGCTCAAGGTCGAGATCGACGAATCCAAAGAGGCCGCCTACGTCGACAGCAACGGCAACACGATCTCGAGCTTCACGCGCGACATGACGCTTGTTCGCCTTGTCCACGAGGTTGACTGCGTCCTTCGCCACAACACCGCGTTCTCGGTCATCGAGGCCGTGGGCTGGGGCGCTTCGTTCGACTCCTGATGACTGAGGTTGGCAGCGCTATGCGCTGCCAACCTTCTCCCGCGAAACGAGAGACACAAACGACACGCTCCAGCAAGGAGAGGACGATATGAACGCATCCATGACCGACATCGGCGCCTACATCAAGACCAACAACCAGTCGATCTCGATTCAGAACGTCGACGCGAGCACCGACGTGAGCGGCGACAGCGTCGACCGTCAGGACTACCTGTCTGGCGTCATCCAGGCCGCGCTCGGCTCAGCGACGGGCTCGCCTTCGGCGCAGACGCACGTCTTCGCGCTGGAGGAGTCTTCCGACGACTCGACCTTCACGGCAGCGCTGGATGATGACGGCAACGCCATCACGCTGACGCTCACAGCCGACGACACGACGAGTGAGCTCGATGTCGATTTCTCCGGGCTCAAGCGCTACCTGCGCCTGACCTACGACGCCAGCGAGTCGAGCTTCACCGGCGGCTCGAGCCCGACCAACGACATCTACGCGAACATCGTGCTCGGAGGGGCTCAGTCGCTCCCAGTCTGACGCTCGGATCGACTGGAGACCGAAAGAATCACCGCAATCGCCAGCGCGAGGAGATAAGCAATGGCAGTCATGAACAAGAAACGAGTCCGCTTCCTTCGCCGGTATGTGCCCTACAACACCGGCGAAGAGGCCGTGTTCGACGAACACGTCGCCAAGAAGCTGACCAGCGGCAAGAACCCCTGGGCCGAGCGCGTCACTAACAAGACACTCGATGGCAGGCCGCTCGAATCAACCGAGGCCAAATCGAAAGCCGAGGAGCCTGAAGCGCCGTCAAAGCGAGAAGAGCTCGAGGCGCTGACCGTCGACGAACTGAAGCAGCAGCTCGGTGAACTCGGCCTGCCTGTCAGCGGCAAGAAGGCAGAGCTCGTCGACCGCCTGCTCGAAGAGGAGGGCTGATCGATGGCGCTGTCGGCAAACGCTCTCACTACCGTGGCCAACTTGCGAGACGAGTTGGGAATCACCACGGGCGACTACGACACGACGCTCGAGCGGCTGATCAACGCCGCGAGCGAGCGCTTCGCGTCGTTGTGTCGGAGGGAGTTTGCCTACAGCGCCAGCGCCGTCGAGCGCGTCAAGGGCGGCGGCACCGGGCTCATTATCGTCCGCCGCGCCCCCATCGTCTCGATCGCCTCGATCAAGCTCTCCACTGGCGATAGCACGACGACCTACGACGCGACCGACTACCGGATCGCCAACGCGAACGCGGGGCTGATCGAGCGCATCAACGGCTGCTGGCCCGAGACCGCGGACCTGGTCGGCGTCAACTTCGACCCGGTCGCATCGACGCAGCGCGACCTGATCGAGGTGACTTATGCCGGGGGATTCGTGACGCCCCAGCAAGACGCCGATGATGTCTCGCTCACGCGCTCGCTGCCATACGACATCGAGGAAGCTGTCATCGTCATGGCTGCCCAGCGCTACAAGAGCAAGGGCAGGGATATGGCGGTGACGAGCCGCAAGGCGCTCAAGGCGTCGATCTCCTACGACCATCAGGCCGCCAACATGCTCCCGCAAATCGCGAGAGAAGCCGTGGCCCGTTACCAGTGGAGGCATTGATGACGTGGTGGCGTGAAAGTTTTGACCAGACGTTCTCCTACAGGCTCCCGACCGGAAAGAGCGGTCACGGAGACGTGACCTATGGCGCGCTTCAGACCGCGCGCTGCTGGCACGAGAAGACGAGCCAGCTCGAGTCCGGCGTCGACGATGAGGAGCAGCGCATCACCGATGTGTTCCAGACCGAGGCGCCGCTCGTCGAGCTCGCCAGGGTGTGGAGGCCAGGAGCAGACACCTCGGACACCGAAGCGGCGCTCCACGTCCGCAAGGTCGAGGAGACACGCGATATGGAGGATTCCAGCGCGGTCTTGAGGGAGGCGCTCTGTGGCTAATTACCGTATCGAGGGAACAGAGCGCATTCAGCGCAAGCTCGAGCAGCTGCGAAAGAGCGTGCCGCAGTCAGTCGTCATCGGCCTGTTTCGCCTCGGCGAGAAGGTGATGGACGCCACCTTGAAGCGCGTGCCGACAGACACCGGCGAGCTCAGAGACTCGGCATATGTCGCCGCGCCTCAGCTCACCGGCCAGGTCGGGAGCGTCGAGGTCGGATTTGGCGCTGAACACGCTCCAGCAGTGCATGAAAAGACGGAGGTCAGCCACAACACCGGCGAGCCGAAGTTTTTGGAGAAGGCGATCATGGAAGAGGCCAGAGGGTCTCTTCACATCGTCGCGAGAGAGGCTGAGAAGCACGCCGAGCGTGGCGGAACACCGAGCGGCAAATACCCGACGAGGCCAAAGACATGAGCCTTGAAGGGGACATCGTCACCGCGCTCGCGAACGCCTCGCTCGGCACCGACGGCACCAACCTGTTTCGCGGGCCGATGCGGGATGGCCAGGGCTTCCCCGATGCGATGATCACGGCGCTCGAGACAGGCGGCGCCCCGCCCGTGCCAGACCTGACAGGTACGGACGGGAGGGACTTGCGGCAAAAGCGCGTCCAGGTCCGCGTCCGCAGCGCGAAGAACGACTACGAGACAGGGCGAACGACGGCATCGGCTGTCTTCACCGCCCTGCATAAACAGGCTCCCGCTGGCTACGTCGGCTGGGAGTGCGACGAGCCGATTTTTATCGAGATCGATACACAGCGTCGAAGCCACTGGTCGATCAACCTGACCAGCACGACGCACAGCTAAGGAGGCGATGCCATGGCGGCAGATCAAGGATACGCGGGCGATTTTGAAATCAGTCTGGACGACAGCACCTACTACAGCATCGACGGTGCCAACACCGTCAGCCAGAACCTTCAACGCGCGATGCTCGAGGTCACGGACTTCGATGACACCGCAGTCAATCGCATCCCCGGCCTTTTCGACACGCCTTGCAGTTTCGGCGGCCACCGCGATGTCGATGACACCAACGGCCAGGAGGCGCTTCGCGGGGCGCTGTTCTCGGGCGCCACGGTCTATGTTCGATGCCTCCCCGACGGCACCAATGGCTTCAAGGTCGCCTGCATCGTCGAGAGCTTCGAGGTGTCGTCCGCGCCCGACGGGACAACGCAGTTTTCGTGTCAACTCCAGTCCATCGCAGCGCCGACTGTCGTGAGTTGATGCGCTTCGTTTGGGGCGCTCGGTGACGTGGCGTGGATTCTTAGAGGAGGTGTGTTGTGGCGAATGCCGGATACAATGTGCTGCTGCTGATCAGCGGCGAGCCGACGGCGATGACCGACGAGGCAATGTCTCAGAGCGGCTCGTCAAAGACTTACTACACGACGGATGCGGACAAGAACATCTGGGATCCCGATGGCACGTTCGTCATCGATGATGATGCTACCGTTGTCGACCCCAGCAACTACACGCTCGATCCCTTACTCGGGAAAGTCACGTTTGCTGACGGCTACACTGTCAACGGCGCTGTCACCGTCACCGGCAACTACCTCCCGGTCTTCTCGCTCACTACAGCTCGTGGTTACTCCGCGACGTTCTCCAGGCAGATGCTCGATGACACCGTGTTCGGCGACGACGCGGTGAGCAGGAAAGCCGGGCTCTTTGACGCCACTGGCACCGTCGAACGCCTCGACGAGGGTCTCGTGGACTACGACACCGGAGGCAGCTCCGGGCAGACGATCCACGATGGCCTGAGCAACGATACCTGGAAGGTCATCGAGATCTACGAGGACGCCGACAGCGACAAGGTGTGGCGG